ATCGGTGACCCAGTTACCATAGAAGATGTGCAGAAGTTCGCGGAATCGTTGAACTTGCACAGCCAAGATAAACCGATTGAGACTAGAGACTACCAGTTAGAAGCGGTCAAATATGCTATTCGTATAGGTCGCACACTGCTACTATCACCTACCGCATCTGGTAAGTCTCTCATCATCTATCTGCTAATGCGTTACCATCAACAGTTTGGCCGTAAACAACTTATCATTGTTCCTACTACCTCGCTGGTTGAACAAATGTATAAGGACTTCCAAGACTACGCATCACACACAGACTGGTATGTATCTCAGAACTGCGCCAAGATTTATGCTGGCCATGAGAAGTCGAATGAAGCATCTATTGTTATCTCCACGTGGCAGTCCATCTACAAGTTACCGAAAAAATTCTTTGATGAGTTTGATGTAATCTATGGAGACGAAGCGCACTTATTCAAAGCAAAGTCGCTAACATCCATCTTTGATAAATGCGTCAACACAAAGTATCGCATAGGCACCACCGGAACATTGGATGGAATGAAGACACATAAGCTCATTCTCGAAGGTTTGTTCGGTAAAGTTAAAAAAGTTATCTCGACTAAAGAACTGATGGACCAAGGCTCAGTGGCTGACCTTGATATTCACTGCATTCTTCTAGACTATACGGACGAGGAAAAGAAGGCTCTAAAGACCTACACGTATCAACAGGAAATGGACTGGCTGGTTGCTCACCCAAAGCGCAACAATGTCATTAAGAATCTGGCCACCACTCAAACGGGCAACACGCTAGTCCTGTTTCAGTTTGTTGAAAAGCACGGCCAAGTTTTGTATGACTTGATTGACAATAAGGTCGGAGACACTCGCCAAGTTTTCTTTGTCCATGGTGGTACAGATACGCAACAGCGAGAAGCGATTAGAGATATCACGGAAAAAGAAAAAGACGCCATCATCATAGCGTCCTACGGTACGTTTTCAACGGGTATAAATATAAGAAATCTGCACAACGTCATCTTTGCATCCCCTTCCAAATCTCGCATCCGAAATCTACAGTCTATCGGTAGAGGACTTCGAAAAGGTACTGACAAGACAATGTGCAGGCTATTCGATATCGGTGATGACCTAACATGGAAGAGCCGAAAGAACTATACTCTTTCCCATATGGTGGAAAGAATTAAGATATATAATGAAGAAGGTTTCAACTACAAACTAGTGAGAATACAGCTATGACCGATGTGACCGTTCTACGATTAAAAAATGGCGAAACACTCATTGCAGGTGTTCGCCAAGAAGAAAATAATATGTGTTGGCTTGATGACCCAATTCAAGTTGTGCCTATTCAGGTGACTCACGAAGGGGTAAGTGGAGAAACATTTCTCTTGAAGCCCTGGATTGGAATTTCTCCGGATAAAAGTTTTCTTTTGAGCGCCGGGGAGATACTCACCTCTGGGTCATTGAAAGAAAATCTGCTACAGCAATACCTCATGTATATCGGTAACGATTCGGCCGAGCCAGTCGATGACATTGAAGACTTTGATGAGATGGAAATGCTTCAAGCAAGAATACTAAGAAGCAAAGGATTACTTAATTGAAGTTATTCTTGAAGAGCTACACTCTTCTTATACACCAAGAATCACTCCTTGTAAATACTTTTTTCAATAAAAACATTGCTATATGTAAAAAAATATAGTATAACAAATTATATCATGATGGAGGCCAAATGGTCAAGAATAGAAAAAATAATGTCCACTACGTAGATAACGCTTTGTTTCTAGAAAAGATTACAGAGTATAGAGAACAGGTGTTGGCTGCTAAAGCTGAACCTGACTATGACCGTAGTAAGAAACCTCGCGTGCCTAATTATCTAGGTGAATGCTTCCTTAAGATTGCCAACCACTTGGCATATAAATCTAACTTCATCAATTATACCTATCGTGAGGAAATGATTCTTGATGGTATTGAAAACTGCATTACTTACATCGATAACTTCGATCCTGCTAAGTCTAAGAACCCCTTTGCTTACTTCACACAGATTACGTATTATGCCTTCTTACGCCGTATTGCGAAAGAGAAGAAGCAACAGGCAGCGAAGTATCGATACATCCGTAATCTAGATGTCCATGATTTAATCACGCAAGACCACGATGGCGGTGATTATGGCAATGAGTTTATTGACTATCTTAAAAAGACTATTGACCTGGTAGAAGACTTTGATAAGCCTGCCGAAGTCAGTAATATTCCTAAGCGCCGACCAAAATATCTGGACAAACAAAAAACTGTTGACTCGGGACTAGATTTAGAGTAATATGTAAACATAACTCTAATTGAAAGGCTTATTATGACTACTGAAAATACCCCACGCATTCTGACTGTCCCTGTGGCCAAGAGATTTCTTTCCGATAATTGGTTCGCGCTTATCATGCTGGGTGCTGCGGGCACAGGTTTGATTTCTGTTCTTTCTAACGTAGCAGAACACCGCGAAGAAGTGCAGACAATTTCGGTACAGAATGCTGGCTGCATCTATCTCGAATCTTCCAAGTTGGGTGAAGGTCAGCACTATATGATTTGTAATGGGCAGATTACACTAAAGCGAGTTGCTGATGGTGAACAGACTGACCCCGAACAGGCTCTAGAAGAAGCCATTCCCACAGAAGCGGCCGCAACTAATACAACTGCGCCGCCTACCAAGTAAGGTGAAATATGAGTAAGGAACTTATTGTTCCTGCAATCGTCCAACAGATGGTCGATAGTATGCAGGACAAGGCAACGCCGTCTAATATCAGACATAACTATATGGTTACGATTGAAAACATTCGCGACTATTGCGATAAGGCGCTGGCACAATATGCAAAAGATAATGGATTAAAGCGTAAATGAAAGTAACTGATCCTAATACCGTTCATGTGATGATTGATTTGGAAACTCTTTCGACAAGAGCCAATGCGACCATTCTTTCTATTGGTGCTACCAAGTTCACTGTCGGTGAAGGTATTGTCGATAAGTTCTATTGTAACATCGATGCTAAATCTTGTAAGACTGCAGGGCTTCATGTTGATAAGTCTACCATTGATTGGTGGATGCAGCAAAGCCCTGCAGCAAGAGACGCACTTCTTACCGACCAACTACCTCTCACGGATGCACTGCAAAGTTTTACCGACTGGATTGGTAGAGATAAGGTAATGCCGTGGGGTAATGGCGCTTCGTTTGATATTAGTATCATGGAGTCTGCCTATCAAGCCGTTAGTCTTCCTTATCCTTGGCGCTACAGTAACATCATGTGCTATCGCACCGTTATGAATCTCATGGGTCTAAGCAATGCTAAGATTCGTGCAAGTGAAAATGATACTCATCACCATGCTCTTGATGATGCTATCAGCCAGACTAATACTTTACTTGGAATTCTAAAGTCATGAAAATTGCGTTGATTACTGACACTCACTTTGGTGCTAGGTCTGATTCCATTCCGTTTGATAATTTCTTTGCGAAGTTCTATACAGAAACATTCTTTCCTCATCTGGAACGAGAAGGTATCAAGACTATCATTCACTTGGGTGATGTATTTGATAGGCGCAAGTTTATAAATTATAATACGTTGAAGAAATGCCGTGAATATTTCTTTGACAAAACTAGCGATATGGGCATTGATGTTCATATGATTGCCGGAAACCACGATACATTTTTCAAGAATACTAATGATGTAAACTCTCTGGATCTACTTCTCCGTGAGTATGAGAACATCATTACATATTCAGAAGCAGAAGAAATTAGATTAGACGGAAAGAATCTACTGCTTGTTCCATGGATTTGTTCTGGTAATTATTCAGAAACTATGGAGGTAGTAAAGAAAAGCAATGCACAAGCCGTATTTGGACACTTTGAGTTTTCAGGTTTCGAAATGTATCGTGGGCATAAAAATGACCACGGAATGGACACTGTTGACTTTGATAGATTTCCTCTCGTTTGCAGTGGGCATTTTCATCATCGCAGCCGTTCTGGTAATATTCTGTATCTTGGTAATACCTATGAGTTTACTTGGTCTGATTATAATGATACGAGAGGGTATCACATATATGATACGGAAACGAATGAGGTAGAATTCT